GGGTCTCCGGGGTCAAAATACATACTAGCCTTCGATCCCTCATGGTCCCAAGAAGAAAAGTCTGACGAATTTGCGATCCAGATTCTTAAGCTGCACGAGGAAAGTTCTAAAGTAACTCTCGTTCATAGTTATGCCCTCGCGGGAACGTCTCTGAAGTATCATATACGGTATATGATGTATTGCCTAGAAAGCTTTAATATCGTGGCGATCTGCGGCGATTATATGGGCGGTGTCCAATTTATTCAGTCCTGTAACGAAAGTGACCATTTTGTTAAGAAGAAACAAAAACTGCAAACAATTGATGTCCCTTTTGATAATCCCGAGGATTACCTTGCCGATCTACGCAAATACAAAAACGATTACAACGCCTCAGAAGGTAAGATCGTGTTTTTGAGAAAACCGACCAGCAAATGGATCAGGCAGGCTAATGAGCAGTTACAGGGAGACATAATCCACAAAAGGATCTTTTTCGGGTCGAGGCCTATCGATGGCGATTATTCTGGACAATTGGCAAAAGACATTCCTATCGCAGATATCAAATTCCTGAAAAGCAGCGAAGACGCGAAATTAGGATCAAAAGGACAAAGAATGGTTGATTTTGTAGACCACCAAGGAGACATGATAGACCTCACTAAAAACGAATGTGCTTTGATTCAAATCACCCAGACCGCGCAAGGAACACAAACTTTTGATCTGCCTGCTAACCTCAAAAGATCTACAAGTCCAGATAAAACAAGAAAAGATAGCTATTCCGCGCTCGTCCTTGGAAACTGGATGTCCAAAGTCTACTTTGATTGTAATAGCAAGGACCTTGACCGAAATTACGAAACTTTCACACCACAATTTATCAATTAAAAGTCACTTTCAAAGTGCCGAAGTGTAACATTATAACAATGGGAAAGCGCAAATACGAAAAAAGGTCGGAATACTGGGAAGACAGAAAGAAAAAAGAACTTCAAGTTGTCTCTCAAGTTGCTAATGCTAATACTTGGGAACCTGCTTTAGCTGGGGAATCTTTTTACAATTTCGACTCCAAGGCTTCGGCTTATTCCCGAAGCGGCGGCACCTCGAATACCTCGCAAAGAAAAAACAGGATTGCTAGCAACCCAAAAACTCGCGCTTATGACAATATTTATAACGGACTTTCTCCATTCGAATATTCGGCAGACGGAACAAATATCAGATACGCTATAGAGTTATGTCAAAAAGCGTATTACAATGTTTCTGTTTTTCGTAATTCGATAGACATGCTGTCTGACTTCACGAACTCCACTCTATACCTCGAAGGCGGCAGTAAAAAATCAAGAGAGTTTGTCAATGCTTGGCTTAAGAAGATCAAAATTTGGAATCTAAAAGATCAGTTTTTTCGAGAACTATACAGGGGTTCTAATGTTTTTCTTTATAAAATAGATGGTAAGTTTAGTTTAGAAGACTTTTCTAAAATAAGAAAGATAGGATTAGTATCTAATGTCAACAAAATCCCGTTGCGATATATTTTGTTGAACCCATATGATATTCAAGCCAGAAAAACCACCTCTTTTAATTACGGCGCATACGAAAAGGTTTTAAGTGCATTCGAAATAGAAGCTCTTAAGAATCCTAAAAACGATGACGACAGAGAGTTGTTGCAAGCCTTACCAGATGACGTCAAAGAAAAAATAAAGAATAATAATTACAATTCCGACGGAATCACAGTTCTTTTAGACCCGAGCAAACTAAGATATTCTTTTTATAAAAAGCAAGATTACGAACCGTTCGCAGTTCCTTTCGCTTTCGGGGTTTTGGACGATATTAATTTCAAAATAGAAATGAAAAAAATCGACCAAGCTATTTGCCGCACTATCGAGAATGTCGTGCTTCTTATAACTATGGGGACAGACCCAGAGAAAGGGGGCGTGAACCCTAGAAACATTGGCGCGATGCAGTCTTTGTTTCAAAACGAAAGCGTAGGAAGGGTCCTTGTTTCTGATTATACCACTAAAGCCGAGTTTATTATTCCTGATTTAAACAAAGTCTTAGGCCCTGAAAAATACGAAGTTGTAAATCAGGATATAAAAGAGGGTTTGCAAAACATAATTATCAACCAAGAGAAGTTCGCGAACACAGAGATAAAAGCGCAAATGTTTTTACAAAGACTAAAAGAGGCGAGAGATACTTTTCTTAATGACTTTTTGCAGCCAGAAATAAAACAATTATGCAAGGATTTTGGCTTTAAGAGTTATCCTGCCGCCAAATTCGAAACTATAGATTTAAAAGATACCGCGCAAATACAAAGAGTTATTACTAGGATGATGGAGTTAGGAATTCTTCATCCTGAGGACGGAATGAAGGTAATAGATACCGGCGTATTCCCAACGTCCGAAGAACTTGCTCATTCTCAAGAAAAACTTGTAAAAGAGAGAGAGAAAGGATTTTATAACCCTCTTGTTGGCGGCGTTCCCGTCATGGAGGGAGTCACTAATGAAAACCCTAGAAGCCCTAGCGTTAAAGCGCCCACTACCACTCCGAAAACGGCTGGAAGACCGAACGGAGCGAAAACAAACGCACACAAGTATTCGGTGCAGAATATTAAAGAGACTGTCGCTAAAACTAACTCTTTATACAGCACTTTGGAGACTTATGCTAAAAAAGCTTTCGGCAAGAAACGCTTGAATAAATCGCAAAAAAACGTCTTAGACAGGGTTTGTGAATCAATCGTCGTTTCCACCAAAAGTAACGATTGGGAAAAAACGGCCAAAGCCTGTATAGACGATAACAATTTGCTTTTGCGGCTGAATACAATGAGCGACATCACGAACATCGGCCTAGAGCATTCTTTGGAAGAATACCCGTCTGCGATTTTATATCATAGCTCCGAAGATTCTAATGAAAAGTGATTTAGTGTATTCTATACAGAATGAAAGGTAAATTTAAATACACAACAGAGTTTGAGCTTACCGTTTTCGCTTCTAACGATTTTGAGGATAACTTAGATATAAGCTCCGCTTCACTGGAGAATCTAAAACCTTTAATACCTAGTTCTGTCGATCTCGAAAAGAATATCGATTTGCTAGGGGTTGCTTTCGATGCGGCGGTCGTCAATAAGTTTAACAAAAACCAAGACGGAATAGACTCTGAAGCGGCGGCTAAGTTAGTCGATTATTTTATACACAAACCTACCAATATAGAACACAACACAAATATTATAGTAGGGCATATTGTAAACGCTGGGTTTTCCGATTTAAAAACGAAGAGACTAATAACGTCTAACGATGCTTTGTCGAAAAAGGACCCTTATTTTTTGTCTTTATCGGCGGTAGTATACAAAACCGTTCGAAGAGACTTCGCAGACGCTCTTATAGAAGCGCAAGATCCCGAAAGTCCTAATTACAATAAAATATCTGCGAGCTGGGAGTTAGGCTTTAACGATTATCATATCGCATTAGGTTCTGAAAATATTTCCGAAGCAACAATAGTAACAGACGAAAAAGAAGTAGAAAGGCTATCTCAGTTTTTGTCTCGCTCAGGCGGAGAAGGAAAAACAGAAGACGGAACCCTTGTTAGGCGATTGATTGTTGGAGATATTTTTCCTTTGGGTGTCGGTTTTACTTATAATCCCGCTGCCGAAGTGGAAGGGGTTTATGTGGAAGGTAATAACAGTATAGTTATAAATAACGACAAAAAAGAACCTTCTGAAGCTAATAAAGAAGAAAATGCTGATGATAAAAGTATAAAAATTTCACATAACAACAAAAAAGATGTAAAAACTATTAACGATAACAATAATATCATGGACGAAAAAGAACTAAAAAAACAGGTCGAGGCAATTCTCGACAATAAGCTTTCCCAGAAAGCTGAATTCTCTCATGAGTCTGTCGCTAGTATTTCCGCTCTCGTAGCCGATAAAATCAGAGAACTCAATACTGAGTTTGTCGAGAAACGAAAGTCACTAGAAACGGAAAAGGCTCAAGCGGAAACAGAGGCTCTCGAAACGAAAGCTTCTGTGGAAAAACTACAAAAAGAACTCGAAGGCGCAAAAAGCGAAATCGCAGATCTTCAATCGTCTATCGCTTCTCGAAAAGCCGAAGAGCTTTTTAATGACCGAATGACTTCTGTGGACAGCGATTTTACTCTATCTGACGGAGACAGAGTTATTATAGCTAAAGAGGTGAAATCTTTGGATTCCACCGAAGCTTCTTTCGAAGACTATAAGGTGAAGTTGAATTCCCTCTTAGAGCATAAAAGTAACGCTTTTATCGAAAAACAAGAAAAAGAATTCCAATCCAAACTAGAAGCCGCAGTCGAAGCGAAATTAGCATCTTTGGAAAGTAAAAGCGAACCAGTTAAAAAAGAGGTGAAGGAAACTTCTACCGCTTCTGTCGATTCTGACGAATCTGCCGCTAAAATCGAAGATGCTTTGGACAAAGCTAAAGCGAGCGAAGAAATCATTCTCAATAACAACGGAGACATATCGGATAAAGAAGACCTAAAGTCTGCTTTCAAGAAAAATTTTAAACAAGACGACATTCAAATCAAATACTAAAAAATTATGGCACTACGACTACTCCCTCTGAGGGATTACTCAGAACATGACGTTATCAATATGTTTGCAAACCAAACTGTTGATGCTTCGCCTAGCACAAACGGAAACGGCAGTGCTGGCGTATTGGTTAAGGTTCTAAGCGGCAACATGAACAAAGACGTTATCGATTTTATCGATACTTCTTACCTTGGGAAAACTGACTACCCTTATTTGGGCGCAGACAAGTATCCTACGGTTCCTCTTCGTGTCACCGCCGCTACCAAGGACGCTGCTGTCCTCGGTATCACCTTGAGACAAACCGTGCAGAATGATGAAAACGGCGAAAAGCTGATTTATAATCCTGTGAAACGAGACGAATTGCAAGCTGTTCTTAGCGGTCAGGCCAGCCCTGTCGCTCGAAAAGGGACGTTTACATTCGACGAAGCGGCTTATGAGAAGAACTCTGATTTTGCCCCTGGTAACGTGGCTGTTGTTTCGGCTACCGCAGGCAAAATGTCTGGGGTCGCATGGGCTAGCATTTCTGGAGAAACCGTCGTTGGTCAAATTCTCGGAACCGGAAATCGAACATCCCAAAATGGTCAAGCCGATCAATTTGCGGGAACTGGAACGGCGCAATATGCGTTGGTTAGTTTTGATGCTTCATTGTCTACAACCTATACCGCATAATAGAAGGATTTTAAAATAATGAAAATTACCTTAAAAAGAACTAACGAACAGCTAGAATTGGTTAAAGCTATGGCTTCCCGTAATCGGGAAACAGCCTTCGCCGCTCAGACTGCCTTGGCGGAACTGATCGGTCCTGTATTGGCTCAGGTTATCAACAACGCGCCGACAATCAGTAACTTGTTTGCTCCGTTTCGGTATAATGCTGATGACAATCCCTCGATTCCATTGGACCTGTATTACGATATCTTTGATGAAGATTATATCAAGGTTTATAGTCAATCGGTTCCTGGTGGTTTGCCTACTAACACGATCCAACCTACCGCTTCCGAGCTTAAGTTCACAACTTATCACTTGGATTCTGCGGTATCGTTTGACCGGAAATACGCTCAGCGCTCTCGCTTAGACGTTGTTGGTAAAACATTCACTAGAATGGCTCAGGAAATCTTGTTAAAACAAGAACGAACCTCTTCTAACCTTTTGTTGACCGCTGCCGCTAACGCTGCAACAGGAAACAACGTCCAAGGTTATAAGAATCGTCATATTTTCCGAACCGCGCAAGCGAATAGGCTTTTGCTGGATGACTTGAACAAGTTGTTCACCAAAGCAAAACGAGTCAACTCTTCTTTCGTTGGGGGTACCCCTGCCGGAGCAAGACGAGGTATCACTGATTTGCTAGTTTCCCCCGAGGTTACCGAGCAGATCCGAGCAATGGCTTATAACCCTATCAATACTCTTGGTCCTAGCGGAGCTTCTGCTGCTGCTGGAGATGGCGCTGGTATCACTCTCACCGAAAATGAAAGGTCTAAAATCTTTTCTCAATCTGGTTTGACTGAATTCTATGGTGTCGCTATCATGGAGATCTTGGAACTAG